CTCCTTTTTCCCCACGGAGGAACACAACCAATGAGTGCCGCACTCAATCAGGATACCGGCCACCAAGATACGAACACAGACACCGCGCCCCCCATGCCGCCCGGATCACGCGCGCCCAGGCGCAACGCCAAGCTGGACCACGCAACCCTCACCATCACCACGCCCGACGAAAACGGCGCGTCCACCTATCACGTCGATGCGCTCCCCGAGCCCGTCAAGCGCTGGGCCACGATGCAGGGCGTGTGGACCTTCATGCGCATGTCTGACGATCCCGACGCGGCGTTCGCCCGGCTGCAATCCGGCAACCTCCCCAAGCAGCGCACGGGCGAGAAAAAGCCGCCCAAGCCGAACACCTGGCGGCTGGCAATGGCGCACGCGATGGTCGAGAAAACCCGCAAGTCGGACTCGCCCATGACACTCGACGCTGCGCTTGACAGAGTCCGCGCCACGTCACGCGCCGATCTCGTCAAGGCCAAGCTGGCACCGCTGGTCATCAAGCACTTCCACCGCCTCAACGGCAGTGATCCCGACCAGAGCCTCGCCGCCCTGATCTAACCCGATGGAGCGGAGCGGGCACTTCCCCTGCTCGCTCGCTCCGCGGGAGACTTCCCATGCGTCCAGAAGAACGCCCGATCCAGTGGCACAACGCCGAAGTCATATCTCGCTTCCAGTCCCTTTGGGACAGCGGCATATCCACACAGCGCATCGCTGACGAACTCGGCATTACGAAACACTCCGTCATCGGCAAGGCGCACAGGATGCACGCGCTGCATCCCGAGATGTTCGCGCCACGTCCATCCCCCATCAAGCACCTTCCTGATTGGCAGACGCGGGACAAGAAAATCCGCCGCGCGCCAACGCACACGCTCCCCAAACTTGCACACTCCCAACCCATCAAAACCACCACCGCTGCAATCAAGGCCAGCCCAGGCAAGATCGAGCCTTGTAACTACCCCACCGAAACCAACTCGTGGCCTCGCTACAAGGCGTGCGGCATACCGTCCATTCCCGGCAAACCGTACTGCGCTCACCACTGTCTCTCTTGCTTCGTCGCACTCAACAGCGAAGAAGGAAAACGCATAAGAGCGGGATGGCGGCGTGTCGCTAATGTAATCCGCTGCGCCGAACTACGGGCAACGGCATGACCCTGGAAAACCTCAAGTGCGACTGCGGGAAGGTGGAACTGTTCTCCATCTTTCCCGGACATGAAGCAGACCGACACTCACTCATTGGCTTGCTGGAATGCCCCGAACCGCTGCGGTGTTGGTGTGCGGATTGCTGGTCACGGAAGTTTGGTGGCAGCGATGAAGTGGGGAAGGTGGTATGAGCGGGGTTCTCAGTCCATTGCACCATCGCCCGGCCGGCGATTCGACGCTTCGGCGGCTGCTGACACCCTTCGATCGGTTCCTCGCTGATCCTGGCACGCGGGAGGTTGTGGTCAATCGGCCGGGCGAGATCGGCGTCGAGAACGTGGATGGCTGGACGTGGCTGAACACGCCCGAGATGGACTTTGACCGGCTGGAGGAAATTGCCATCCTCGCCGGTTTCCAGACAGCGCGGGATGTCGATAGCGAGCATCCGCTGTGCCGATCGACGCTGCCGGACGGGCAGCGCATTCAGATTTGCCGGCCGCCCGCCACGGCGCCTGGCATCATTTCCCTTGCCATTCGCCGGCCCGCGCAGACAGCGCGCAGTGTAGACGACGACGATTTCGAGGGGTTGTTCGCCACGGCCAATGCAGGGCCGTCACGGCGCTCCCGTGCGGATTCCGAGTTGGTTGCGCTCTACATGGCGCACGACTGGCGAGCATTCTTCAAGTTGGCACGGCAGGCTCGCAAGAGCTTCGGATTCACTGGCGTAACCGGGTCCGGCAAAACGGACATGCTCAAGCGTCTGCTTAATCTAACTTCCGACAGCGTGCGTGTGGTTTCCTTAGAGGATAACGCAGAATTTGGAGACATCGGCACTCGCAATAGGGTGTCACTGTTTTACGGTGACGATCACGCCAAGATCGCGCCCGAGGAAGCTCTTAGAGCAAGTCTGCGTCTGCGGCCCGACGAGATATGGATGCAAGAGGTTACAGGAGCAGAGGCGTTTACGTATATTCGCGCGCTTGCTGCCGGACATCCTGGCGGCGGAACTTCCTGGCACGCCGAGGAAGGTCACGAGTTTGATGCGCTGGAGTTGATGGTTAAGCAGCATCCTGCGGGGCGTGAGATACCGGACATTCGTAAATTCCTGCGCACGTATTTGGACATAGTTGTTTGGTGCGCGCGTGGCGAGGATGGCTTTAGTGCGCCAAGGGTGTGGTTCAAGGCTGCGGAAGATGCGGGAATGATGGAGGCGGGGAAGTGAGCCGCATCGAGCGCATTGGCGATGCGGTTTTGTATCTCGGGGATTGCCGCGAGATTTTGCCGACGCTTAGCGGCGTTGATGCGGTGGTCAGCGACCCTCCTTATGGCATCGCGCACGTCAAGGGCGCTGGCGGAAAAGGCAAGCACAATCGACGCAACATTGCCCCCATATTTGGCGATGACATTCCGTTCAACCCGACCGAATGGCTGAATTTCTCCGAGGTGATTCTATGGGGCGCCGACCACTATGCCGCCCTGTTGCCGCACGGGCGTTGGCTCGTGTGGGACAAACTCGATGGCGTCGCGTCTTACGATTCATTCTCTGACATAGAAGTCGCCTGGTCCAATCAGCGCGGCGCATCGCGCATCTTCCGGCATTTATGGAAAGGTATATGCCAAGCGTCTGAAAAAGATGCTCGGCGTGAGCACCCCACGCAAAAACCAGTTGCACTGATGGAGTGGTGCGTCGGCTTCGTTAAGGGACACACTATCCTAGACCCTTTCATGGGCAGCGGCACAACGGGCGTTGCGTGCGCCAAACTCGGCCGCAGATTCGTCGGCATAGAAATTGAGGAACGCTATTTCGAGAGCGCCTGCCACCGCATCGAAGAAGCACAACGCCAGCCGGACATGTTCGTGGCGCCAGTCGCTAAAGCTGAGCAGATCGAGATTGCGCTATGACGGTCAGACGCTTCCCCGAGCACGTCCTACAAGTGCAATGCAAAGCGTTCGCGCGTGAAGCGATCGACTCACCGCATTCTTTCATGGCATTTGATCGCAGCACCAATCACTCTGGTACCCAACATATGTGGGAGGCTAATCGCGGTGTACGTAAGGGGATGCCAGATAGCCTTACCCTTGTAATCGGTATTGCGATATTCTGTGAGTTCAAAGTTCCTGGCGGCAAGCCATCGGTGTTTCAGGAGGAAATGGGCCGCGAGATACGTGCAGCCGGCGGCCATTGGTTCTGGACCACTAGCGTTACCGGATACATGGATGGCCTGTCTCGGTTTGGCGTTCATTTCCGGCCAAACGCTCGCCTTATCGCAGAGCATCGCGAGGCGTTGTTTCAAGGGTATTTGCTCAAGGATGTGGTGCCGCGTGGTGTTCCTCGCGGTGCGCTGCCGCCTTCGCTTACGCACGTTCGGCGTGTGAATGCGATCAGGCGGAAGGTGGCGTTTTGATCCGCTTTCCTAACCGCCCTACGCGGCTATTCGATCGCGCGCGCACGCTTGGCGACATGCTTTACGATGGCGAAATGTCGTGGGATGGTGTAGTATCTGTCTGTCACCATATGGCGCAGATGGATAATTCACAGGACAAGAGCGGGCTGGAAGCGCGTTTGTGCTGGACGGCTGGCGATCATGCAGAAGCCAAAGCTCGTGCGCGCTGGCAAGCTTATCGTGAGCTTAGATATGTTGTTGGTCCGCTGCTCAATGTAGGAGCATCAAAAGCCGCTATAGAGCAAGCGTGCGTTGCTTATAACGAGTCGCATGGTAACGTTCTGAAATGGGATAGAGACATTTTACCTATCCTCCGCGACGAAGTGCGAAAGTTTCATGCACGCGCCCGGTGGAAGAAATGAGAACCGGCGGTATCATGGCAGATTGGGATTGGAAGTCGGCAGGCAATGGAGCCGATGCGATCCCGTTCCCTCTTGAGTTCTTTCATACTATTCAGCCGTCGCTTGACGCCTCAGACTTCGTTGAGGGGCTTCTCACGTCGGCTGCCATGTCCGTTATCTATGGCGAGAGCACAAGCGGGAAGACGTTTTTTGCCACCGATCTCGGATTGCATGTCGCTCGCGGTGGTCAGTGGAATGGTAGGGACATTGACAGGGGCGCGGTGATCTATTGCGCTCTTGAGGGAAGCCACGGCATACGCAATCGTGTTGCTGCATTCAGAACGTTCTATGGATTGGATGATGCAGAGCTACCGTTTGCAGTCGTGCCTGTTAATATCAATATGCTCGATGCCACGCAAGGAGAAGTCGATAGGCTGATACAAACCATCAAGTTCGTTATGACGAAGATGGGAATGCCTGTCGTTCTTATAATTATGGATACGCTGTCGCGAGCGATGGCTGGCGGTAATGAGAACACGTCAGAAGATATGGGTTCTCTCGTTATCAATGGGGCCAGGATACAGCAAGAGACAGGCGCGCACGTTTGCTGGGTCCATCACTCGGGCAAAGATTCCGCCAAGGGTGCCCGTGGGCATAGCCTCTTAAGAGCTGCGACTGATACAGAAATTGAGATAGTGGTGGAGGGCCACGCTCGGACTGCCACGGTCATGAAGCAGCGGGACATGGAGTGTGTCGGCACGTTCAACTTTGAATTGGAGGTTGTGGAACTAGGGACGAATCGGCGCGGAAAGCCTGTAACATCGTGCGTGGTCCAGTACGGAGACATGGAGACATCTGAGGATGTCTCCAATGTCTCCAGGGGCCGGAAAGTGCCTACAGGACGGCCACAAGTGGCCTATCGCATCCTTTGCGATCTGGTCAGTGAGGCTGGCGAATCGGGTCACAGGGGCGCCCCAGACGGCGTTTTGACCGTGCCCGAGGAATGGTGGCGTGAACGCTTCTACGATCGAGCCCTGCCTGGGGCTGATCGTAAGACGAGGGAAAAGGCATACCGCCGGGCGGCGGATACCCTCATAGAGCACCACGCTATTGCCTGTTCTGGTGAGCGCGTATGGCTTGGATAACGTTCCCATCGCGCAACTGGAGACATGGAGACATTAGGAGACATGTCTCCTTGTCTCCGCCGGAGATGGAGACATTTGGGGGGGAATACCCCTTTAGGGGTATCCCCCATTGTCTCCTGTTTCGATTTGTCGCCAAACGGAGACATGCAAAATGTCTCCAATTCCGGTAAGCGAACGATGAGCGGTTCCCGCCCTCCCTACCGCGATCCGTCCCTGCCCACGCCGCCCCCGGTGGATAGCCCTACGTGGAGCCGATGGAACTGTCCGAACTGCACGTTCAACAACTCCCCGTTGTGCGAGTTCTGCGCGCGCTGCGGCGAGCCCAAACCCAAAGGAACAAAAACATGATCCGCCTGGTCGCCCTGACCGTGGGATGCCTCCTGGCCGCGCTGGCGCCGGCTAGAGCACAAATCCCCGTCACGGACGCCGCCAACCTCGGCCAGCAGCTTCTCCACTACGGCCAGATGCTCAAGGACTACGCCCAACAGGGCCTGCAATACGCACGCCAAGGGCAGCAGCTTGAACAGGAAATCCAATCCACCCTGACCCTTGAGCAGCAGCTACAAGCCTTCGTGCAAAACCCCAACCTGGGCTCCGCTATGGGCCTGATGAGCATGGCGGGTCTGCAAAACCCCCTGCCGGTCAATCCCTACGCTGTCCAAAGCTTGCTGAGCGGGCAGGGGGGTATTTCCGGTGCTCTCGGACAGCTTTCCTCGCTGACCACCGGCTCCTACAACGCGAACAGCTATTACAATTCCAACAATGGCACATGGTCAGGACAAGAGGCTGCAAATCGTGCGAATGGAATAGCAGGAGCGCAGGGCATTGGCATGGTATCGCTACAACAGATCGCGGCGCACATTCCTATCTTACAAGATTTGCGCACTCGCCTCGCGACTGCGACAACGCCCAAAGAAGTTCAAGACGCGCAAGCCGCGTTAGCAACCGAACAGGCGTGGGCGAGCGAGACAGGATCGCAGATACAAGCCTCTGCATTGATGTATGCCGCGCAGAGAGATGCTAACAATGAACGGGAAAATGAGCAGCTAAATAAGTCGATTGATGATAACCTGGCACAAGCTAAGGCAAAGGGATACTGGCAATGAAATTCACTCTGGCGCTGGCGGCTGGGGTTCTTGTTTCCTCGATGGCTCTTGCTTCCGAGGTTCGCACCGTCTCGTGGTATGTCGCGCATCCTGGCGCACTTGCTGCGGTCACAGCCGCTTGCAAAAATGATCCGGGGCACGGCCGGCATAATGCCGATTGCTGGAATGCCGACGAAGCGCGTATCGAGATGAACCTGCGTTCGCCGGGGCATGTCGATATGACACCGCCGAGTGATCCGCGCTATTGGAGCATCCATCCCGAGCAACTGACGCAACGCTTGCTCATTTGCCATCGGATGCCGGCTCAATATCAAGCAGCCAATTTCTGCCCGTCCGCGTTCGCCGCTGGCGGTGGGAGGTAAACTATGTTCCGCTCAAGTCTAATCCCGTTGGGGGTTGCTGTCATCATCGCATATTGTGGTCTGGCGATGATTAAGATGGCACTGTTGTTTGGTGGCACGTTGGGAGAATTTTCCTGCGGTGTGCTGCTGATCCTTGTCAGCGCATGGATGGCGTTTGCAATTCTCTTTCGACGCCGTGTGCTGCGATGAATGGTTGGACATTCTTTTCATGGATATTCCAACAGATCATCCCTCCGGTCATATCGTCCGTCCAGGCGATCATTTCTGCGCTTTCTGCGTATGTGGCACCTGTGCTGTTGGTTGCGATCGGTGCTTATCTTGCTGGTCGGCTTATTATGTTAGCCTATTCTCCAACCCAAGAGCCAATCGGCGTGTTTATGAAAACGCTGATGAAGTGCGCTATCGCATATTGGATCGTGGCATCTGCGGCAACCTACAATCAGTATCTCGGAACGCTGCTGCTAACCACGCTCCCGACTGAGATCACGCGCGTTGTCTCAGGTGCTAGTGGCGGAAATCTGACAACTCTTCAAGGTCAGGTGTTCGATGACATTTGGGGCAAGGCGTGGTCTGCCGGGCTGGCAGTTTATCGCAACATTCCGTCCTACTCGTTCAAGGGTCTGGCGCTGGGTATGTTCATCGCCATGGTCTACTGGCCTGTTGCGCTGATCTGCATATCCATTGGCTTCATGGTGTTTGTCGTCGCACAATTCGCGCTCGCGCTCTTGGTCGCGGTCGGCATCCTGTTCGCTGCCTTGTTTCCGTTCACGGCATCGCGTGCCTACTTTGATCGCTGGCTTTCTGCCTGCCTGACTATGATCCTGCTGCAAGTGTTCATTGTTGCGGTGCTGACCATCCTCACCGCGGCGGAAAGCGCGGTCATCGCGCAGCTCGCCATGCACAACGGCACGTTTACCTCGGGCGACGAGATCGCCCAGCTCCAAATCCTGTTCGGTGGGCTACTCCTGTTCATCGTGGCAGGCATTGCCGCCTATCGCCTGCCAGGGCTTGCAGAGGCCGTGGGCGGGGGCGTGGTGGTGGACGTGGCGGCGTTCGGTGGCGCTGCCTATGTGGCAGGCGCATCGGCCGCTGGGCTGCTGTCGGGCGCCGCTATCGGGGCTACCAGCGCTGCCGTATCTTCCGGCTCGCGATCTGTCAGTGCCATTGAGGGAATGAGCCCAACCGGCCCGTCTCTGTCAGGTTGACACGGTGACGCGCGGGCCAATAGCGTTTGGAAATTGGGCAGCCCCTGCGAGCGGGCGTCGTGTAGCGTTCAGCCGAAGCTTTTTTTATGAGCCCCGACCCGCGATGGTTCGTCGTCAGCACATATCCCCAAGCCGAGTTCCAAGTGTGGGCCGCGCTGGGCAAGGACTTCCGACGCCATCTGCCGACGATTGTTGCCTACAGGCAGAAAATGCGTCATGGCCGCCCGGTTCTGATGCAGGGGCGCCGATCGTCGGAGCCGGTGATTCGTCCATTCTTCCCCGGCTATCTGTTTGTCGAGCTGGATTTGCCGGGGCAGGATTGGGGCTCGATCGGACGCACCCAAGGGGTAAAGCGCCTTTTGAGCACCCCGGAGCATCGCCCCTTGCCTGTGCCTGTTGGTTTTGTTGAGGCTCTGATGGCGCAGGGCAGGGCAGGCGATGGAGCCATTGATCCAGGAGCCGCAGCCAAATTCCCGACGCTGGCGCCTGGTCAGAGGGTCCGCGTGACGGTCGGCGGGTCAGACATCGATAGCGTGGTTCACATGGCTGCCGAGGAACGGGTTTGGGTTCTGCTGCGGTTGTTCGATCGTGAGACAGTGACGGAGGTTCCTCGCGGTTCTGTCAGAGAGGTTTGAAAGTATGGCTTATCTGACTCAGCTTGCGATGTGGACTTTGCTACGTGAAATCCTTCAGGAGATAAAGAAAATGTCCGGCGCACTCGATACCGCTCTTGCGAGCATCAACACGTCCCTCTCTGCCGCGACTGACAGCACCACGAAGCTGACCGCCGACGTTCAGGCGCTCATTGCGAAGCAGGCTTCTGGCGGCACTCTCACCGATGTTGAGACGGCGGCACTCGCCACGCTTCAGAGCAACATGGATGCTCACAAGGCAGCCGTTGACGCGCTCGACTCGGCCGTCAATGCAGCATCCGCACCCGCCGCAGCTCCGGCGACTCCTCCAACCGCCTAAGTGGCGAAGGATAGTCGCCAATCCATGCTAGATGCGCAGGACGCTTTGCATAAGAGCATCGATGAAAAATGCGGTGCTCTTAATGCGACTGAGCAGCCAAGCGTTCGGCGTAGTCCGTTTGAGGGATTGGCTGAATACACCGATCTGATACTCGCTGTTGTATCGGTCATTGTGTTTGGAGCGTTCGCTATAGCAATCCTGTTCTGGCATAGGTTATGAGTTAAATAACTAGTCCATTGACACAGAATGCCCAGACATAGATTTGAGCCCGGTAACAACTTTGGCAAGGGGCGTCCTCCTGGCTCTCGCAATAAGTTAGCTGAGAAGTTCCTTACTGTGCTCTTTAACGATTTCAATGAGCATGGTAAGGATGCAATACAGCGCGTGCGAGTTAGCGATCCTTCGACATATGTTCGCACTGTTGCCAGCGTTATTCCAAAAGAGATTACTGGCGAAGATGGGCACCCATTGTTCGATCAGGTGAAGGTTATCTTTGTCAAGTCAGATCGCAAGAAAGAGGCAGACTAAGCCGGCGCCTGTTGAGGCAGAATTTCCGGAAAAGCTTGCCTGTCTCTTTGAGGATAAACGCTACATCGTTCTGTATGGTGGCCGTGGCGGGGGCAAGAGCCACGGCGTAGCGCGTGCGCTATTGCTACAGGGCATGGAAAAGCCGCTTCGCATCTTGTGCTGTCGCGAGATGCAGAACTCTATTCGCGATAGCGTGCATCGCCTGTTGTCGGATCAGATAACGTTGATGGGATTGGAGGACTTCTATTCCATCGAGGTCGCAGAGATCAAAGGCATCAACGGCACGCTGTTTTCGTTCGTTGGCCTGCGACACAACGTAAGCGGCGTACGATCGTTCGAAGGTATCGACGTAGCGTGGTGCGAGGAAGCGCAGGTTATCTCTAAAGCGTCCTGGGGCGTGCTGATTCCCACGGTTCGCAAGCCGGACTCTCGCATCATCGTTACGTTCAATCCAGAGCTTGACACTGATGCCACTTACCAGATGTTTGTCGTTAATCCCCCTCCGGACTCGATTGTTGTCAAGATCAACTATGACGACAATCCGTGGTTTCCTGAAGTGCTTCAGCGAGAGATGGAGTATCTAAAGGAGACAGACCCGGACGCTTATCTTACAACCTGGCTTGGACACTGCCGACAGACACTCGATGGGGCGATATACGCGCGCGAAATACGTCGAGCGACAGAGGATGGTCGGATCACGCGAGTTCCGTATGACGCAACCAAGCCGGTTCATTGTTTCTATGACCTCGGATGGGCAGATAATACGTCTATATGGTTCGCTCAAATCATTGGTTTTGAGTACCACATCATTGACTACCTTGAGGGTTCTCAACAGCCCCTGACATACTATCTGCAAGAACTGCAAGCGCGCGGATATGTGTATGGGTTCGATTGGCTGCCGCACGACGGACAGAGCAAGCAGTTGGGCACGGGGCGATCGGTTGAGGAAATGATGCGGGCGGCTGGCAGACAGGTTCGCATTGTGCCGCGGCTGAGTGTGATGGACGGAATTAATGCGGCGCGGACTGTATTTGCAAATTGTTGGTTCGATGCAGAGAAGTGTGCGGACGGGCTTCAGTGCTTGCGGCGGTATCGGTACGACGTGGATAGCGAGACAGGGCAGCTTAGCAAGGTACCGCTTCACGATGCAGCATCGCACGGCGCGGATGCGTTTAGATATCTTTCGCTCGGGCTTCAGGATCGGGGCAAGCCAGCGGTGAAAAAGTTCATTCCCTCTTTCGTTCCCGGCCCGCAGGCATGGATGAGGCGATAATGCTTATAGATCGTAGGTGGAGAGTTTTTGAAAGAGAATGGCGCATTAGACTGGACATAGGCAGGCGCTTCTTTGGGATCGTAGTGTGGACTGCAAAGAAGCCTCTGCATCTACGTGAGCCTTTGATTAATACGTGGATTGGCAGATAAGTGAACCGAGCTGACACGAAAATCGTTGATGAGGCCAAGGAGCGGTTTACCTATTGCGAAGAATGGGAGACGCAATTCCGCACGAACTACAAAAACGATATGAAGTTTGCGGAGGGCGATTCCTACAATGGCTGGCAGTGGACCGCATCCTACGTTAACGATCGCAATAAGGAAGGCGCACCGTCGCTCACCATCAATAAGGTGCGGCAGCACAATCTACAGATCGTGAATGACGCGCGGCAGAACAAGCCGCAAATCCGCATCCAGCCTGTTGCCGATGGCGCGAGCAAGGAAGCGGCGCTGGTGTTCGAGGGTGTGTGCCGACACATCGAGTATATCAGCGATGCGCAAACCGCTTACGATACGGCAACTTATCATCAGGTATACGGTGGCATTGGTTATCTTAGGATCGTTACTGAGTATCCTGATACTGAATCGTTCGATCAGGAAATCTACATCCGACGAGTTCACGATCCGTTGTCAGTCTACCTTGATCCCGACATTCAGATGTACGATGGTTCCGATGCGCGTTATGCCTTCATTTTCAAGAACATGAGGCCGAAGCAGTTCGATGATAAATACCCCAAGTGGAAGGGGCGCGTTGGATATGATGTGCTCGGGGCGGATGATGACTGGTCGAATAAAGAGAACGTGAGGGTAGCTGAGTATTTCCGCCGCTCGGATATCAATGATGCGTTGATGGAAATGCCGGCCAACCTGCATCCTGACATGCCTCAAGGCGGCATGGTAAAGCGTTCAGAGATCACGCCAGAGTGGGCGAGCGCGCTTGACGAAATGAAGGTGCGTTCGCGGCCTATCAAGCAGCCCAAGATCGAATGGTATAAGATCGCAGGGGATCAGATCATTGAACGTGGCGTCTGGCCGGGCTCTTATATCCCGATTGCGCGTGTGGTTGGCGAAGAAACTATCATCGATGGAAGATTGGATAGGAAGGGACACACGCGGGCGCTAATGGATGCGCAGCGCATGTATAACTACTGGTCCTCGTCGGCCGTTGAGCACGTTGCGTTGCAGACGAAAACGCCTTGGGTTGGGCCGATGGAGACATTCGAGGAGTTCGGGCAGTATTATGAGAATGCCAACCTAGAGAATCGGGCGTTTCTGCCGCACAAATCGTATGACGATCAGAACCGTAAGCTGGATCAGCCGACCAAGGTAATGCCGCCGGTCATGCCGAATGCCTACATGCAGGGCATGGAGACAGCGGCCAACGAATTGCTGATGGCGAGCGGTCAGTATCAGGCAGAGATGGGCGAGCCCGGCAATGAGCGCAGCGGGACCGCGATCAACGCTCGGCAGCGGCAATCGGACAATGCGACCTATCACTATGTGGACCATCTTTCGCAGTCCATTCGCTATCTTGGGCGTCAACTGATTGATCTAATCCCGCATATCTATGATACGCCGCGCGTCCTACGCATTCTGGGCGAGGATGGCACGGAAAAGCACGTCAAACTCGATCCGAATGCCAAGAAGGCGATTGACGGCGATTTAGACCATCCTACTGACGCGGATGTGGGGGCGATCTTCAATCCGAACATCGGCAAGTATGATGTTGTTGCCGACATTGGCCCGGCTTATGCGACCAAGCGGCAGGAAGCGTTTAGTGGCTATCTGCAAATCATGCAGCGTTCGCCGGATTTGATGGCAAAGGCGGGTGACATTTTCTTCTCGCAATCGGATATGCCGGGCGCGGAGGCGCTGGCTGATCGGTTGCAGAAGTTCCTACCGCCGCAGATTCTTGACGAGAAAGGGCCTGATCCGCAGGTGTTGCAGCTACAGCAGCAGATGCAAACGATGCACCAGGCTGCGACACAGACCCTTCAGCAAGCGGGGCAACAGGTCAAAGACTTGCAGCAACAGCTTGCCGACAAGCAGCACGAGTCAGACCGCAAGGATGCCGAGGTTAAGCTGAAGATGGCGCAGATGCACTTCGATCAGGTGCAAGCGACGACGACGGCGCGTTTTAATCAGCAGCTAGAGGAATACAAGGCGCAGACGGCGCGCATGGCCGCTGCCGCTGCCGCTGATCCGGCGATGATGAAGGTGTTGCTACGCGAGTTGGGTTCGCATGTGGTGCAAATGCCTATCGTGCCGTTAATGAAGGAACACGCTGTCAGCGATCAGGAGATGCAGCCGGAACCGGAGACGACGACGACGAATGGAAAGGGGCAGGCGGCTTAGGAAGGATGATTAATATGCAAGCAAATCAGGTAAATTACGCATCTTCTCTTAATTCTGCTTCATCAATCCAGCCATCTCGCTCACAAACAGATGGCGTTCTAACCGAAGTGCGTTGTCAGATTGATGGTGCTTCCGAAAACATTGCGAATATGGCATTTAGAGTGGAGCAGCTTGGTGAACGGTTATTCGGTGCTATTCCAGCTTCTGATGATGAGAAGACTCCTGGCGTGCCTCATCCGGTTTCTGGGCATGTTGATGCTATTCAGCATGGGCTTATGTCCCTTAAGAATCAGCTTTCGCGTCTTGAGTCTGCGTTGTCCCGTGTCGAGAAGATTGGATGAGGGTGCGTGAAGGGTTGGGTATTGCGATGTTCGTAGCAGGACACGACTTTGCCAGTTTGCGGCCGGGAGAACACTGCCAAGGCAGCGATTGCAAGGGCGTGAGTTCGTTGGTTGATCTCACGTCGTTGGCTGATGTGGTGCAGGATGGTGACAGTTTCGTGGCGCATACCGGCGTTCTGAATGAGCGCGAGATCGGTGAGATTAAGAATGCGCGGGACGAAATGCGAAAGGTCATTGAGATGGCATGGGGGGCGTAATGTTATTTGATTCTATGTTAGATGCGCGTGCATGGGCTTTTGAAAGACTGCTGCAGAACAGGTTTAGGAATCAGTCCGATTATCAGAATATGGGTATGGGAGGATTGCGACAGTCAACTCCCATTTCATTTGTGATGACTGATGCAGAAGTTGTGGCTCAGTGGCTGTGGAATGGCCCTGACAAGCCGTGCGAGAAATGCGGCAAGTGAATTCGAGCGCCGATTTCTGAACGCCAGCTCAGAAGTCGCGCCGGCTCCGGGCTCCTGTGCGGGTGTCTGCTCCTCCCGAGCCGCCTGCATGGTAGAGCCCGGAGCCGACTGGCTGCCTTCTTCCCCAAGGCGGCGGGAGACTAACGTATTTTGTTGCCTTGCTGGACTCCGATACCGCCGCACGGGTGGTAAACTGTTTGTGTTCGGGAGATTTTATGAGCGAAACGGAAAGCGTCGCCGGCCCGCAGGAAGGCGCTGAACAGCCAAATCCGACGCCAGCGGAGGGCGCTCAGCCGGCAGAGGCGCAGCCGGCACCGGCAGCCGCGGAACCCGCTGAAACGGCGTCAGAGCCTGCGCCAGAGGAAGCCAAAGAGGAACAACAGCCGCCGCGGCAGGCGTGGTGGCAGAAGCGAATCGATGAGATCACGCGCGCGCGGCAGGATGCGGAGCGTGAGGCGCAAAGGCTAAGACAGGAGATCGAGCAATATCGCCGGCCAGCTGATCCGAATGCGCCGCCAGGCCAGCAATCGCCCGCTCCTGCCAATCTGACGGATGCGCAGATCGAGGAACGCGCCAACTTTATCGCTACGCAGCGCGAGTATCAGAAGTCGATTGCGCGCACGATCGATGCTGGCAATGTCAAATACGGTGAGCCTGCCTTTAATGCAGCTTGCAACACGCTGGCGAGCCTTGGCGCAAATGAGCGCCCCGAGTTCATGCAGGCTGTTACAGAGCTATCCAACGGCGCGGACGTGTTGCAACACCTTGGCGCGCATCCCGAGATTGCCGCGCCGCTGATGCATCTGCCGCCGCTGCGTATGGCAATGGAACTGGCGCGGTTGGAGCGCCAGGTGACGGCGCCGCCTGCGCCCAAGCCGCTGTCTCGCGCGCCAGCGCCGATTGCGCCGATTGAGGGTGGCGTAAGTCAAGCGGAACCTGATATATATGATCCGAATATTTCGACTGAGCGCTTCATTGCGCTCAGAAACAAGCAAGAGGCCGCGCGTCGCGGTCGATAAGGCGCCTTCGCACGCCACCTGAATGCGATGCGACTAGCATCCCCCCGTCTTTGGCCGGGCAAAGCCAATGCGACTAAGCCGACCGGAATGGATGCGACTTCCTACCCTTTTCTTCCACTCCTGAAATAACCCCAAGAGCTTTCGAGTGAGGGGTTTTGTCTGTAGCGCCGCGCGTGGAATGCGCGGCTTTCAGGAGTGCGTCCTGTGGCTAATGCGCTTATCACCAACCAAATGATTGCCGTGGAGTCTATCCGACTCTGGCACAACGAAAATGCCTTTCTGAACAACGTCAACGGTCAGTACAACGACGAATTTGCCAAGGCCGGCGCGAAAGCCGGCCAGAGCATCCGCATTCGCGCGCCGGTCGATTACATCATCCGCACCGGCCCGACTGCCGTTGTGCAAGACACCATCGAGCCCATCGTCAACCTGACGGTGGCAAGTCAGGCCGGCGTTGACATGAGCTTTAGCTCTGTCGATCGCACTATGACAATCGACAAGTTCAGCGAACGCTACATTCGCCCGGCCATCAACGTGACGGCGGGCTATGTTGCGGTGACGCTCATGGCCGCGTCCGAAGGTGGTGCGTCCGGCTGGTCGGCTAACGTTAACGACACGACCGGCGCGCTGTCCTCGCCTGTCGCGGCAACGTGGCTGAATGCCAAGGCCAATCTGACCAAGGCATCCCCGCCAACGTCAGACAAGCGAATCGTGATGGACCCCGTGACGGAAGCCAACACGGTTTCGACCCTCTCCGGTCTGTTCAATTCCCAGCCCCTCATTGCCAAGCAGTACGAGTCCGGCTCGATGATGCGGGCGTTGGGCTTCGATTGGATGAGCGATGTTACTGCGATCATCCATACCACCGGCACGCTCGCGACTTCACCAACCTGGGTTCCGTCGCCGGTTTCCGGTTGGAGCTTCGGTACGTTGAACGCCGCGAATCAGGGCCTGACTGCGACAAGCTCTCTGACGGTCACGGCGCTGACTGGCACGCTGAAGATGGGCGACATTATCTGCATCGCTGGCGTTCAGGGTGTGAATCGCATTACGAAGCAGGCCACGGGGCGTTTGCGCAACTTCACCGTGACGGCGGATGTGGCGTCTGGCGCGACTGCCATTCCCATCGCACCGCCGCTGCTCGGTCCCGCCGCCGGTCCCGTGCTTCAGCCGCAGCAGACGGTCAATGCTGTTCCGGCGACGAATGCGGTCATCTATAGCCGCGCGCCGGCCAGCTCGATCTATCGCAAGAACCTCGCATATCACCCGGACGCTATTACGCTCGCTATGGTGGACCTGATCGAGCCGCCGAACGTCGAGGTTTCGCGCAAGAGCCAAGATACCGTCAGCGTGCGTGTGCTGACACAGTATCAGGGCACCAGCGATCAGCTTCTGACACGTCTCGATATCCTGTTCGGGCAAGCATACCTGCGGCCCGAGTGGATCGAGATTGTCCCTGATCCCGTCGTATAGCGCAACGATAGATAGGAGATACTGACGTGTCCGACCACCCCGCAGTGCGCTACACGCTCTATCCGCTTACGCTTTATCACCCGGTTCTCGGCGCCGTTACTGTTGAGAATCAGGAAGATGCGCTGAAAACTTTTGTGCCGCCCCATGACTGGTTTCACACTGCCGCCGAGGCCGACGCGCACCGGACGGATCGTGAGGCCATGATGGTTATTCACAATACGCGTCGGATGCAGGTTGATGATATGGCCGCGCATTACGATGCGGTTGCCAGCGGCGATCCTGATGCGCTTGCCAAGGCGGCAGCGGAGCGCGATCTGAACCGCGACGACAAGAGCCCGGTTCCGCCTCGCGGCACTGTCACTCACTCGGTTTCGCACACTGAGGATTGGGTGAAGCCGCAGGCTGAGGAATTGCAGAAAACCGACGAGGACAAGCAGGCGGAAAACGAAGCGATCGAGAAGGCCGCGCAGGATCGGCGCGCGGCAACTGCTGATCTTGAGCACGTTGTTGTGGTGCCTGAAGGCTAGTGACCACAGCGCGGACTCTTATCAGTCGGGCGTTACGAACCGCTGGTGTCCTCGGTGTCGGGCAGAATGCCGCGGCCGAGGACATTGGCGAAGGCTTTGCGCTGGTCAACGACATGATCGCGCAGTGGCAGGCGCGGCGATGGCTGGTTTTCCACTTGGTTGACGTGTGGTGCCAATCCACCGGCAGCCAAGCCTACACGGTCGGGCCTGGTGGCGATCTCGATATGCCACTCAGGCCCAACCGCATTGAAGGTGCGTTCTTTCGCCAGGGCGGCAGCCCTACGCCGCACGAATTCAGCCTCGATGGTAGCGAGACTGGAACCGACATTGCGGACGGCTCGAATGTGCTGGCGGTGGTTGGCGGCAGCGCCAACGCAATCGACTGGCCGTTGACGCTTCTGGAAAGTCGCGAGGACTACAACGCCATCACCATGAAGGGTTTGCCGAGCTTTCCTTCGCAGGCTTGGTACGATCCGGCGATGCCATTTGGACGTTTCTATGTCTGGGCATTGCCGGCGAACATTTACGAGTTGCACATTTCGGTTCGTGCTCCGCTACAAAGTTTCGCCAATCTGAGCGACAACATATTGCTGCCTCCTGAGTATATGGAGGCGTTGCATTACAATCTCGCTGGCCGAGTGCAGATTGCATATGGGATGGAAGTCAATCCTGGTATTGTCGGGATTGCATCGGCGGCGCTGGCGACGATACGCGCTGCGAATTCGCAGATTCCGCTTATGAAAATGCCGAGTGCTGTCATGGGCCGTTGGCCGCGTGGCGTTGGCATTGGCTGGGCTGGTGCGGGTGGTTCACTGCCGGGTTCTGGCACGGGCACTGCGCCGACAGATACCAGCGGGTTCTTTATTATTGGCGTTTCTGCACTGGATAGTGGTGGGATTTTGGGTCCATGACGGCTGTTGTCTTTACCACTGGAGAGACCGCATCTGCTGCGAAGTTCAATCAGCTTGCGGATGCGGCTGATGCAGCTCAGACGGCGGCGGCGGGAATGCAAGCGAGTGCTGATGCAGCGGCATTGAGTGCGCAACACGCTTCTGATCAGGCGGTTGTTGCGACAAACGCCGCTACGAACACCACTTCGTTTGCGACTGCGGCGGCGAGTAACGCGGCTGCTGCTGCGGCAAGTGCGACGGCGGCTGGTGTTTCGGCTGTTGGCGCGACTGGCGCGTTTAATGTCGGGCGAAACAAGATACACAACGCGATGTTTAATGTTCAGCAGCGCGGACAGGGGCCGTGGACGGTAGCTGGATATACAGCTGATCGTTGGAGAGCGTTTGGGATTCATTCAAACGGCTCAATGAGTGTTACGCTAGGAGTTTTGCAGGACTCGCAACGCGCCGTTATAGGAGACGAGGAAGCGCAGTCATCTCTTGTTTATGTCTTTACCGGAGGGACTGGTGTTGGCGACATTGACGGTGTTAATCAATTTATCGAAGATGTGCGCCGCCTAGCCGGGAAGGCAGTTGTCATATCTTTTTGGGCCGTAGCGTCTTCTAATCTTAAGCTGGGCGTCGGAATTTCTCAGAACTTTGGGAATGGAGGCAGTCCATCGGCGTCTGTCAATCCTAACGCAACATCTGTCACCCTTTCGACGACATGGACGCGCTACACGGTAACTACGGCATTTCCGTCTATTCAAGGTAAAACGCTTGGAACTAACATGAACAGCAGTTCACAGCTTACTTTTTGGATGTCGGCTGGGGCTACGTGGAACACGATTGCCGGTTCCATCGGATTCCAGTCAGGCACTATCCAACTTTGGGGTGTGCAACTAGAGGTAGGCTCTGTAGCGACGGCGCTGGAAAAGTTGGATTATCAGACAGAACTTGCGCATTGCCAGAGGTTCTATCAGACCGGGCAAATGTTTATTACTGCATATGGAATCGCCGGTGCAGGATTAGGGGTTTCCGGGAATTACTTTACATCTATGCGTACGATACCTTTCATATCGCTTACAAACAGTTTTAGCTCGAATGTAAGCACTCCGGTGCTCGCGTCTAATATAGTAGTTCCGTCGGTTACGGTTACAATATTAACAACCGGAACAGCCGTTCTTAATGTGGGTTATACAGCATCGGCGGATCTGTAAACATGAAATTCCTATCTGCCATTGCTGCTCTGTGCCTCTTGCCTGTGCTCGCTATTGCGCAGTCCGCAGGACCGCCGACATTCCAGCAAGGGCAGCCACTCTCATCCTCTATGCTCAACAACGCCTTCAAGAGCGTTGTTCGGCTTAATGGTTTGACAATGGTTGGCGCGTGTCAGGGGAATAGCTCGCCCAACGGCAATGGCGCAGCAACAATTACCGTCACATGTCCTGGCGCTGGTGTGCCAAACGGGGCCAACGGCTCCATTCAGCTAAACAACGGTGGATTGTTCCAAGGCGTCACGCTCAATGGCGATGCCTCGATGGATGCCACCGGCAAGCTCACCCTTAACACGGTGCCGCTGACCGAAGGTGGCACGGGTGCCACCACGCCAGCCGGCGCGCGCGTCAATCTCGGCATCTCGACGGTTGGCGGGACTGGCGCCTATGCCGATCTGACCGGTCTGCCGACGCTGGGCACGATTGCGGCCACGGCACTGCCTGCGGGGCCGCTGGTGGGCAGCAATGGCGCGGCGCTGACTTCGATACCGGCCATCTCTGGCGACGCCACCCTGAACGTCGCCACGGGTGTTCTGACCCTTTCCGCTGTGACGGTGCCCAAGGGCGGCACAGGAGCGGCGATCTTCGGCGCGCATCAGGTGCTGCTCGGGCAGGGAACCGCGTCCCTGACCACGACGACGGGTGGCACGGCTACCCAGGTGCTGACTAGCAACGGGCCGAACGCCGATCCGAGCTGGCAGGCGGCGGCGGCTGGCGGCACGGGGCTTTCGCCCATCGCCAACGCCACCTTGCTTGCGAATACGTCCGGCTTTTCAGCCAACCCGGTTTCGACTGCCTTGACGACGATGCTGGACACGCTCGGCACCACGCAAGGATCGGTCCTCGAACGCGGCGCGTCGGGTTGGCAGCCGATTATTCCTGGCACGCCGGGCAATTGCTGGACCTCGAATGGGCCGAATGCCGATCCGACGTGGCAATCCTGCGCGGGCGGCACGGCGTTTGGCGGAACTGGCGGCGTGGTCGGTGTAGACGCCAGCGGCCAGCCTTTCGTGTTCTCGCTCAACAACCTGACCGTCTCGACCGGCTCAGGTTCCGGCATTCTGTCGGCAGGCACGGGCGGCGGTGGAACGGGCGGCGGCGGTACTGAACTCGTTAATCCGCAGACCGGTACGGCTTATACCGTGGTGTCAGGCGATGCCACGTCGCTGACCACTCTTAGCAATGCCTCTGCGATTGCGATTACCCTGCCGCAGCCTGGCAGCACGATCCTGACGGGCTGGTGGGCCGAC